GCCCCGTAGACGCGTTTTTCGGGCATTGCTACCTCTGTGCCTTCATCATAGCGCTTAGGGGTGTCAGTGTCGTAATAACGCACCTGACGGAGCCTTGTGCGGCTTACTGGCACCAATTCTCCCGGCTCATCACCTCTTCCGTCGTCATAAAAGATCTCTCCTACTAGATTAATACTCTCTTCGGCGTTTTGAAGGTTGTCCGTGCCGGTCGTTTCGAGCAGATCTTCGGTTTCAACGACGTATGCGACGGCTCCATGGCCATGCGCTTCGGCTACGGCACACTTATAGTAAGATCCTTGGGTAGATCCGCGACTTGGAGGGCTATGACAAGAGGTGATCTTGTCAAAATCGCTCATTCTCATCACATCGACCGGATCTCGGGTCAAAATGATAGAATATTTGTCATTTGTGAGTTCTCCGATGTTCTTTTTGATATATCCGGCGTTTTCTTGCCAATATTTGGCTAATATCGGCATTTTAGTGTGAACTCCCTTCTGAGCTTCCTCGTATCCAGTATAAAACTTGTTTAAACCACCCATAGAGCTGAAACCTAGGTATAATTCGAGCCCATTTTCGATTTGATAGTATCTTTTGAGCTGTTCCGTCGTAAAAGCGTCCTTTATCTGTCCCACAGAGAAGGCCACGCTATATCCAGCGGCGGTTGCCCGGTCTTCATAGACGTGTTTGGCAACAATTTGCCTCATTTCCTTGAAATCTCGCAATAATTTGTCTACTTTTGCGAAATATTTGCCGATTTTCATCTGAAACTTGCGATTTACCTTCTTTGTGCGGTTCTCGCCGCTTGGATTCATTATGAAGTCTAGCATAGCTTCATCATTCTCGATAGAATTCTCTGTCCACTCTCTTTGAGCCGAAACCATCCCTTTTTCCCAGTCAATCGTCAAGCCGAGCACCTGATCTAGCTCTTCTACGAACTGACCAAGCTCAGATTGATTATCCATGGTCGGAAAATTGATAACAAGGCGGTTTTTACCGGCAAATAGCTGATTAAACGCCAAATCCTCGGGTTGGAGGTCAGCTAAGACGTCTTTTACTACCTCATACTCGTCGTAATCGAGTTCTCGAAGCAATTTTTCGGGTTTTTGTTCGGAAATATCGAAATTTTCCAATAATTGTGCTGTTTTTAGCAGGATTTCTTCGTCTGTCACTTGTTACCACTCCTTACAGGACCAATACCCTGCGGTAAACTTATCTTTTTTCTCAGAACACTTATGTCTAGCTCTAAAATTGCTTTTTCGTTCAGGATTATCACTACGATCTTCTAAATTGGCATCTCCAAACCGAATAATCTTCTCTTTGCCGTCTTTACATGCCTTTACAACTTTTTGTTTTTTACCATAACCGGGCTCACCCTGCTTAATATAACGTGGTGAATTACATTTCATGCGATCTTTATCGGTTTCTTCCTCAAGAAACTCTTGCTCTTCTTCCATTGGGACACACTTGTCCTTGTCCGCGTTGCCATCGCCGTCAGTGTCAACGCTGCCGGCATACTTCTTACCTTTCCAGCATGCTTTACCATCTACCCCTTGTTCTTTACCATCTTTGTTTTTTGTTTCATTGGCAAATTTGCGCCAATTTTCAAGAATTAGTTTCATTTTTAGACATCTCCAGAGCTTTCTCCAATAAATAGATCGGAATTTCGCTATTCTCTATGTCTTTTATATCACTAATTGGGGCCCATTTATAGTCATCATGTTCGATTTCCCCGGTTTTTGGGTTTGGTTTGTCTACATTTAGGTCTCCAGACCATTTTTGGGTTAAAAAATAATATTTTTGATTCTTTGGTTCTCCCAAAAAACGCAAATCCGACACTAAACATGATAAATTTGTTTCTTCCTCTAGCTCTCTAACGGCACCTGCTTCTACTGATGGGTCCTCATCGTCGATATGACCCCCCGGAATTGTCCACTGGCCCGCTCGATCATCAATGTCGGAGCGTCTAATAATCAAAAATTGCTGCTTATCGTCAAGACAAACAACAATTCCTACGGTCTTTAGCTCACCTTCGGTGAGGAATTCTTTCCAAGAGTGTTTCATTTGCAAGCTTTAGGGCGTTTTCCCGGATAATCTCTACAAAATTCACTCAGCGCTTTCTCAATTTTAAGACGATTAATTGGAACCACCCAGATCATGTTTTCTTGAACTTGAATATCGGGATAATATTCCACATCTACTCCATATAAAATTCCAATTTGGCGCCCACTTGTATCATATATTACCGATCCAGAGCATCCAAACCACCCATACGTTTGTAAAAGTATTTCTTTTCCGCCCGGAATCTCTTTTTTGTTTTCGTGGCCGGCCACACGACCGACAAAGGACATTAATTTGTGCCGTGAGGGATATCCCGAGTAAAATATTTCTGTGCCTACTTCTGCTGTATGTTTTATAGGATTAAATTTTAAAGGTTTAATGCTATCAAAAGGATTTCCCACGTATAAGACCGCAATATCATTTAATTCATCGGAGTAAATCAATGTGGCTATATGCGATTCATGTTTATGATGAACCATATAAGGGGTTCCAATGCTTCCGTCAGCCACATGCTGGGCGGTAATGACCAAATGCACATCTTTGTGTTTGATATAAGATCCTGAGCCATGTCCACCAGTCAAGGGAACTGTTACACGTACAGCTGCTTGTCGGACATCTTTTTCAACCACGGATGTGCTGCTTTCGACGTGCTCAATTGGCACGGTGGGTTTATATTCACTAGCGTACGCTGGTATCCCAACCAGTGTCGTCAACAAAATCATCAAACTAAGCACCACTATCTCCCCCCGTATCTCCAGTGTCTTCGATTGGAGTGTACAAATATCCAATTTCTACTAATGCTCCCGGACCGGGAATGACACTAAAGTAAATAGTATTATCAGTCGCAGAATACGACCAATCATAATTCAATGAGCCATTAATAAATACTCGGATAGAATCGACGTTAGGTTCATGCGTCAGTGTAATGGATTCGTGTGGCGCTACAGAAACTGATGCTTCTGTCACTCCAGCTGACCAATCTTCTTCACAAATATCAACTATAACGCCTGCGAAGTGGTTAGTTGCCTCCATATACCGAAGACCAACATCCCGAGCCATTACTGACCATGTACATACGGACTCGTCTGGATAACTGTGGTTGACAATACTCGAAAGAAAGACGGAACCCATTCGGAGTCCACCATACCAACTAGTAAAATCAGAAACGCCGGTAAAGGTTCGGCTCTGCTCTTCTTCGTCGGAAACAAATACTACGAGCAAAGCTGCATCTGGCCGCATCCATGTGGCTGCATAGGGATTTAAATTGATATAATCGTAAACCGCGTCAAATCCCTCTTCCATACCACCGCGCCCCATCATCGCATACATTGCCGTCGCGTCTGCGATATCATCACCGGGCACTAGGGGAAATTGTGCCTCGGTGGCTGCTCGGGAAGGGTCGCTGGACACCATCACCAAGCGCCAATTAGTAGTTGGAAGCGCTAGCAGCATTGCTTCAATCCCTGCCATCAATTGAGGGTCGTAACGATACATCGAACCAGAAGTGTCAATAACCCAAATAATGTCTACACCATCAAAGGTGTTTGGCTGAATAAAGGAATCCACCCAAATCTCACCCGGATCGCCTTCCACCTCAACTTCTGTTTCGATATATACAGGAACTTCGACTTCAACTTCAACTATTACCTCGACTTCAACTTCAACTTCGACCTCCACTTCTTCAACAACTGTTTCGGTTTCAGTTACGTATACATATTCAGTTTCGCCGGGCTTCACGATGCCATAATCAGTATAACATCCTGCTAGTAGGGAAATTGCTATTAAAAAATGGCCAATTATGTTGTGCATCCTACAATAACTATCGCGTTTTTTAATTTGACTCCCTTAATAACGCAAAACTTAACAAAAGCATATTGAACAATGAGAGCATTTGCAAGTCAAAGTTATCCATAAAATTGGCCAGCATGAACAACCCAATATTGGTGAAAAAGGCCACAATACAAAGCGCGTTGAAGATACGTCCCACGCTCGTAAAAATTTTTTTCACATAATAACTATGTTGGCGCCGAAACTATTTCTAAATTATATGGATAATATTGTCTTTCGCACCCGTATAAAAAAGAATAAACCATCACAGCGGGAAAAAGAGAAACTTGGTCAGTAAAAGGTTCTCGCGAGGTCACAACCCCATAAGATTCTTGATCCCCAGTTGACCCAGAGGAAGAGATTTTTACCAAATCACCCTTTTTTATTTTCCAATGCACATGCGCCATTTTAAGCCGTAATTTTTTTCTAAATTTTTTCTATTTTATAGCTAGAATGTATACTATAACATGTAAAGACACCCATCGCAACAAGATTTTGCAAACCAAACTCACTATAAGTTTCTTCTCCCGCATGAATCCAAAATGTTTTCCACACAGTCACATTCGAATCGGGTTGATTGTCGTACTCGCGATGACTATCAAAGCATTCAAGCAAAACACCTACATCGCGCAATGTATCATCGTGAAGCAAATCACCAGCATAAAAAACGATCTCTTGCGCTTTCACACCTTAACGCGGTCAATGATGTACGGATGATGTAACGACAGGTCGCGATATAGTTTTTTAAGCACCTTCTTGGTGATATCGCCGATTTCTTCTTTCGACGCCTTAGTACGAAGGGCCTTGGACAGCTCATCTTCGAGGATTTTCTTTACCTCCGATTTAAGAACTTTATCTAATTCTTGAGATATGAGAGATTTAATCTCCTTCTTGTCCGTTTTAGTTAATTCTTCGTTTACTGGAGAATAGTGTGGCGGATATGTTAACAGCATGCTCATGTATATAAATAGCATCATAATCGCGAAGAGGGCCGCTATTTTCGCAGATATACCAAATGCAAATGCGCACTTACTACTTCAGTTACGCGCGCAGTCCTAAGCCAGTGTACGCGGTATAGTATATTTTCATAATAGCCGCTTTTCGTAGTACCGATCACAATGCCCAATTGCATTTTACCGCGCAATTCTTCTTCTGTATATACATAATCTGGTGTATATAAGTATCCCGTAAACGTTACCAAGTCGCCAATGACAAAATGCTCCGCCTCTAATTCACCGAATCCGAAATCATAGTCATATTCACCTGCCATGGCGCGCTATTTGCCGGCTGCAGCGCGTGTGGCGCTGTATATATTTAGGCGATTAATCG